ACTCTAGTAACTGGCGGCGGCGCTTAATACTAAAAAAGTTCCTAATCTTTGAAGGGGTACTGATTTTTATCAGTATCCCTTTTTCATTATATACGCACTTATTTAAATAAGATAAATATTAGTATGGGAAAGTTCACAGGTTTTTTAGATAATTTAGCAAGTGGTGCTCTAAGTCCAAAAGGCAATCTTGGAGACTTTAGGCATGCAAGCAGAACATTTGTAGATGATGCATTTAGACTTGCTCCTAAATCAAAATTTCTATATCATGTATTCTTTCAGTTTAATCCTATAGCGTTTGACAACATTAAGGAACTTGGAGAAAAGCACAAAACAGAAATAGGGCTTTTGGTGAAAAGAGCCGATTTACCAAAGTTTTCAGCAACTGTTGATACTAAGAAAAAATACAATAGAGTTAAACATGTGCAAACAAGTGTAACTTACGATCCGATTAATATTACGTTTCATGATGATAATTTTGGGGTAACAACAGCAATATTAGAAGCCTACTATAGATATTATTTTGCAGATGGTAATTACGGAAAATATCCAGCAGCATATAATAAAACCTATACAGGACAAGCAGGCGGAGTTCCAACAGGTTATGGTATGGGCAAGGTTGATCCTGGGTTAGCGAGAGCGGCAAAAAGCAGTCCTCAACCCGGAGATAACACATATTTAGGTACTTTATATAATAAGTATGCCTATGGTTTAGATAACGACGTAACAGTGCCATTTATAAACAATATACAAATAAGTCAATTATCTAGAAAAACTTATACAACCTACACGTTAGTGAATCCTATTATTACAAACTGGTCACATGATAGTGTTGATGCTAGTGACGGCTCGGGTATGATGGAAAACAATATTTCTGTTTCTTATGAAGCAGTGTGGTATGATAGAGGATCAATCGAAGCAGGAGCTAATGGAAACCCAACCGGGTTTGGAGATCCATCACACTACGACACAACTCCAAGTCCTGCAAGTTTATTAGGAGGCGGACAATTAGGCTTAGGCGGCATCTTTGGCGCCGGTGTAGATTTATATGATTATATCACAAAAGGTGGTGGAAAGTTTAGTAATCCATTTGAAGCAGGATTAGCAGCTGCTCAACTAATAGGAAATGTCAGAGGATTGAGTTCAGAAGGACTAAGAGAAGAAGGATTTAGCCTATTAAAAGGAGCAATAGGTGCAGCTGCAGGAACAGATGTTAGTGGTGTAAGTAATACAGTATTTCCTAAAAATGGTGGAAACGGTGGAGGTAAGGATCTAGTGCTCGGTGCAGCCGCAATAGCAGGTCTATCAGCTCTTAGCCAAGTAAGTAGTAATAGTAGTTCAGCACAGATTGAAAGTGCAGCAAAAGCTGTCCACAGAAAGCAGTTTCAAAATGGTGGAGGTGCTGGCGGAATAAATGAAAGCAATGCTGCTTATGATGCTTTGCCGGAAACAGCTAAACAGCAAATTAGAAATCAAGTAACAGGAACTTAAAATGAGTGATTTACCAAGTCAAACACAAAAGTCAGATCAAAAAGTTGTAGAATTTTTTGACACGTATTTTGATAAAAAATTAAGTTTTCCTAGTAATCAAGTAGATGCTGTTATAGGTTTTTTTACTAAAAGAGGCTTTGACACAGAAGCCGCCATAAGTGTAAGTACAACATTATTACAACAAGCAAAAATAGATAATGTAAATGTTTTTCGATTACTTGATACACTAAAAGGTTTGAATAGTGTTCAACTTAGTAGTATAGTGGCAGAAGTATTAAACTATAATAGATCAAAGACAAGCACATTAGGATTCAAAGTAACAGAGACGGTAGACAAATTAGAAAAACGTAACATAGTGGTATAGTGCTATGGCTAGATTTGCGCAAGGTAAATTTAATTTAAAAAATCCTCAAAAATATGTAGGAAGGAAAACCCCAACTTATAGATCAAGTTGGGAATTTGCATTTATGAGATTTTGTGACGAACATCCTAATGTAGCACAATGGGCTAGTGAAGCAATACGTATTCCTTATAAAAATCCTTTCACAGGAAAACATACTATCTATGTGCCGGACTTTTTTGTAGCATATGTAGATAAAAATGCAAAACAACGTGTTGAATTAATAGAAGTAAAGCCTGCTAATCAAACATACAGAGATAAACTTGGAAAAAGTAGAGCTAATCAAGCAAGTTATATACTAAATCAAGCCAAATGGTCAGCCGCCAATGCTTACTGCAAGCAACAAGGAATGTTTTTTCGTGTCGTAAACGAAACAGATATTTTCCACCAAGGCTCAAGATAACATAAATACTAGCAGTTAACGGTGAACAAATGACAAAAAAACTTGAAGAATTACTCAACATGCCGGACTCTAAAGAAATAATAGAAGAGTCGCGAAATGCAGATAAAGCTCAACAGGCAGTTGTTGAACAACAAGAAACCGCCCGCAGTATACATGAGCTGGATAAAATCACTGCTGCTCTACCCCAAGTTAAAGGCTTAGGTGAATTAGCTGACAATGAATTAAATGAAGTTTCTAGTAAGTCTATGCAGGCGTACGAAGATCTCATGGATTTAGGTATGAATGTAGAAAGTCGTTATTCAGGACGTATATTTGAAGTTGCTGGTAACATGCTAAAGACTAATTTAGATGCAAAAGTTGCAAAATTAGACAAAAAACTTAAGATGGTTGAATTACAACTGAAAAAAGAAAAGCAAGACAAAGACGGATCAGTAGATGGTGATGTGGTACAAGGAGAAGGCTATGTTGTTACTGACCGTAATAGTTTGCTAGAAAAACTTAAGAATATGGATAAATAACATATAATAGGATCAAGTGATATGAGAAAATTTGTAGAATATTTAACAGAAGCTCAAAAGACTTATAAATTTAAAGTCAGAGTAGCTGGAGACCTTCCAGAAGGGTTTGCTGATCGTTTAGAGTCGGCATTAACAAAGTATGATATTGTTTCAATAAGTGCTGGTAAAAAAACGCCAATTTCAGAAAAACCTTTGGATTTCCCGCAACTACAAAACATGGAAGTAACACATTATGACATTGAAGTAAACTATCCTGCTACAGCATTTGTGCTGGAACAATATTTAAGTGTAGAAACAGGAGTTGGACACAGCCATATTATTGTGCGCGGCGAAGGAGATCCTATAGAACGTTACCAAGAACCTACAGATAAAACACCATATGAATCAATATTAAATACTGAGGATATGGGAGGTGAATCAGCTCAAAGTGAAGTAGGTGAAAATAGAGTAATGGATTTATTAAAAGAATTAGAAGTAGCTCGCAAAGAAAGAGCTATTGATCCTGTAGAAGGTGTTAAGCCAGGGGAAAGCAAAGACATCAGTAACGAACAACAAACAAAAAGCCCGATAGGAAGTTAATTATGGATATTCGTGATCTTATACAAAAAGCAGATGCATATGGCAAAGTTAGTGAGAAATCACAAAAAGAACTAGAAGAAGGTTTGTTAGATTGGTTCAAAGATAAACTAGGACTTGGCGACGAAGAAGCTAAAGCAGCAGCCGATGCCGCAGAAGAAGCTGGCGCAGATAAAAATACAACCCCCAACACACTACCTCCAGGAACAGATCCAACTGGAAATACAGCAGGTACTCCTGCTCCGAATACACCACCCCCAGGAACAGGATCAGGTGGTTCAACCAATGTACCTCCTCGTCCAACTGGAAGTGGTAGAAATGTTAGGGGAGCTCAAGTATCATGGGATAGACAATACGGTGCTACAAACAATCCAGACGGCACTCCTAAAACAGTAGGCGGAACAGATCCAACTGGAAATACAGCAGGTACTCCTGCTCCGAATACACCACCCCCAGGAACAGATCCAACTGGAAATACAGCAGGTACTCCTGCAGATTTTGCAGCGGCAGGTGATGCACAAGTAGGAGATGCTGGACCAAACAATCCACCTACAGGAACAGATCCAACTGGTAATACAGCAGATAATACAAATACTAATCAAGAGCCTCAACAAAATCAAAAGGATCTAATGACACGTTACAATGAAGGCGGCAAAAAAGCAATGCCAGAAATTGAAAAATTACAACAGGATCTACAAGATTTAGGATTTGATCCAAACGGTGTAGACGGCAAATATGGCAACGGAACATTCAAAGCAGTACAAGAATTTCAAAAAGCTAACGGTTTACAAGTAGATGGACAAGCAGGATCTAACACACTAGCAAAAATAGAACAAGTAAAATCAGGCGGTGGTGCGAAACCAGCAACAGATCCTAACGCAAAAGCAGGCGTTGATGGACCAGCAGATGCACCAGCCAAACCAGATGCTGATACACAAGCAGTAATTGATCAATTAAATAAATTGTTAGACCAATTAGGACAACCTGAAATTCCAGCACCTTCCGGCGGCGATCCAGAAGTTATAGCAACAAGTGCTGATCAAGATCTTATTAGCTCAATGCGTGGTGCAATCCGCATTGCAGAATCATTAATATTTGAAGCAACTCAAGAACAAATTGACAAGTTAAGTGAGCTTTTAGCCAAGCTAGGAGACACAAAGTGGGCACAAAGTAACCAAGACGCATATCAACAATATATAGATAGAACAAATCGTGCTATGGCAGCAGGTTCAAAACCAGCAACAAATCCTAACGCAAAAGCAGGCGTTGATGGACCAGCAGATGCCACAGCAGCCGCGGTACAGGGTGGAGATGCGGCAGCAACAAGTACTCCAAATGCTTCAACAGCAGGTGGTGCTACTGATGCCGAAAAAGCTGCAGGAGCAGGACAAGCACAACCGGCGGCACCTAAAGTAGGCAAAGAAGTTTATGTACAAATGGGGTCCAACGGTCCAAGCACAGCAAACTTCAACGTAGCACAAATGAAGAAAAAATATCCAAAACCATATGTAGATATTCCTGCAAAAGACGGAACAGTCACAAGAGGTTATGGAGCACCAGAAACATTACAAGCATACGTAAAGAAAAATCCTAAAGCAAAAATTGTAGGAGCAGGTGGAGGACAACCTGTTGTAACAAGTAGACAATTTGATCAAGATCCAATACTAGAAGCTGCAAGCATGAATGTATCAGCAGACAACGCGGCAGAACTAGCAGAACTATTAGGAATCCTAAGAAATGCAGGCATGCCAGATGCAATGCCAGTGGCACACATGCACCAACCAGATCCAGAACCATATACTGATTCACCTTGCGGAGGTGACGATGACGACATGGATAGGATAGTTAAGTTGTCAGGACAGGAACCAGGCGATTTAAGAATCAATGACGAAGAAGTAGAAGAAGGTGGTTGGGACAATTCACCAGACGAAGAATACAAAGATGACGACTATATGTATCAGTCAGGTGGTATTCACAGAAAGAAAAAAGCGTACAAAGCAACACAGGATGGCGACAATCCGATGGCTTTAGAAAATAGTATAAAAGCACAACTATATCAAGCATTGGAAGAAAAATCCAAAGGTCTTTACTACAATGTGAATAAACGTAAAGAAGCAGGCACAAGTAGATCAAAGAATCATCCAGACGCTCCAAGTGAGCAGGATTGGAAAAACGCAGCTAAAACAGCTAAAAAAGATTAATAATCAATAGCGTCGAAAGTCGCTAATTTTTTGGTTAAATACTTTCATGAGTAAAAGTTTAGATGGTGTTCTCACCAAAAAAGCAAATCAACGAGAAACCTTCACTGAAGAACAGATCAATGATCTAATGCAGTGTATGAATCCTGATACGGGATACTTGTATTTTGCAGAGAAGTTTGCATACATACAACACCCTGTAAGAGGTAAACTGTTATTTGATCCTTATGACTATCAAGAACGCTTGCTAAAAAGTTATCATAACCATAGATTCAACATTAATATGTTACCACGACAAACAGGTAAGACTACTTGTGCAGCGATATATTTGCTATGGTATGCAATGTTCAATCCCGATCAAACTGTACTTATTGCTGCTCACAAATACACAGGTGCACAAGAAATTATGCAAAGAGTAAGATATGCGTATGAACTATGTCCTGATCACATACGGGCAGGTGTTGTTAACTACAACAAAGGTAGTATGGAATTTGAAAATGGCAGTAGGATAGTAAGTGCAACAACAACAGGTAACACAGGAAGAGGTATGAGTATATCTTTACTATACTGTGACGAGTTTGCATTTGTTAGTCCTACGATTGCAGACGAATTTTGGACATCAATATCACCTACACTTGCAACAGGTGGTCGTGCTATTATTACTTCAACACCTAATTCAGACGAAGACACATTTGCTGTTATTTGGAAAGAAGCTGAAAAGAAATATGACGAACACGGTAACGAACAAGATGTAGGGGTAAATGGATTTCATTCATTCACATGTCACTGGAGTGAACATCCAGACAGAGACGATGAATGGAAGTCAGAAGAACTTGGGCGGATTGGTGAAGAACGTTTTCGTAGAGAATATGAATGTGAGTTTCTAGTATTTGACGAAACTCTTATAAGTTCTATTAAACTTGCAACATTTGAACCAGAGACACCAATTATGAATATGGGTCAAACACGTTGGTATGAAAAACTTAGAAAAGATAAAACATATATTATTGCGCTTGATCCTTCAATGGGCACAGGTGGCGATCATGCTGCTATACAAGTGTTTGAACTTCCTACATACAAACAAGTTGCAGAGTGGCGGCATAATACTACACCTATTACAGGACAAATTCGTATACTTGCTGACATTTGCAATCATATAGCAAATGAAACAGGTAACCCACAAGGCATTTATTGGAGTGTAGAAAACAATTCAATAGGTGAAGCTGCCCTAATTGTTATAAATGATTTTGGCGAAGAGAATATACCCGGACTGTTTGTTAGCGAACCTATGCGCAAAGGGCACGTTCGCAAATTCCGTAAAGGGTTTAACACTACTCACAGTACTAAAATTAGTGCATGTAGTAGATTGAAAACAATGATAGAAAACGACAAAATGAAAATAAGTTCAGGCGCTATGATTAGTGAACTGAAAGGATTTGTTGCTACAGGTAGCACTTACAAAGCTAAGACAGGCGAAACAGATGATCTTATCAGTGCTACACTACTTGTTATAAGAATAATGAGTGTGCTTAGAGATTGGGATCCGAGAGTGTATAACACATTCAAAAGCATGGAGTCAGCAGAAGATTACGAACCACCAATGCCTATCTTCATTAGCAGCAACTATTGATAAATATTAATATGAAAAACTTGGATTTAATAGGCGAAGAGCTGTTTAACAAAATTAGAGGAAGATTCCCTTCGGTTACAATAGGAAACGAAGAAGGAGTTGTAACTAATGTACCAAACGAAGCACGATTTTTTGATTTTGATTTCAAAGAAGGTGATAAAAACTTAGGAAAAATTAGTATAAGTGTTGATGAAAAAAGCCTAAGCGTTATGTATAGTAATAATTTTGTTGAAGGACAGGATGCGTTTACCAAAGAAAAGTGGTATGGATTTTTAAAAGAACTACGCTATTTTGCAAAGAAAAGACTGTTAAATTTTGATACTAGAGACATTACAAAATCAAATCTCAACCGCAGAGATTATAAATTTTTAGCAAATAATACTGGAGACATAACAATGAGCGAATCAAAGATGTATGGTACTAGCAAGACCAGTTACCAAGATGTTGGCACAGCAAGACTTGCACTTAGACACAGCAAGCCTGTAAACCAAGAACTTGCACATGGTAGAACACAACATGTAGAAGCAATCTATATTGAAAGTGATCAAGGAGAAAGATTTAGATATCCTTATAGACACTTGAATGGTGCAAGAGCAATGGCACGTCACGTAAGCGAAGGCGGTAATGCTTATGATGATTTTGGCAAATATATTGTTAGTCTTTCAGAAGAACTAAACAAACTACGTAAGTTCAAAAATTACATGGGTCGCTCAGGTGTAATGGCTGAAGGTTTACAAGGTTACATGGATGTAGTATACGAAAGAATTGACACAGTAAAAAAGACAATTGAACAGCTTCAAAAACCTACTCATTACAAAACAGCTTTTGAAGGTTTTGAAAAACCTGTGCTAGAAGAAGTACCAGAAGAAGTTTCAAGTAATTGGATTGATCAATTAACAATTCGTCAATTTAACGAAGAGCTCAAAGATGTATTTCCTTATATCTACAAGTTAGTAAACGAAAAGACCAAAGCAAAAGAACTTGGTCCTGAAGACTTTATTGAAGAAGGAATGAAAACACTTAAATGTAAAGACTGTGGAGACACTCTTGGTAATCCAACTACTGACTGCCCACATGACTGTCAAGATCCAAAAGGTGAAAATTGGATTATGATTGATGCTGACAATGACGGCGATATGGATATGGCTGTGAGTAATGAAACAATGCCAGATGATTTCTTTGCATTTGAAAATTGGGCAGACGATGTTGTTGAAAATGGATTAGAAGATGCACCAGTTGATGAAATGGATGATGATCTACAATATAAGTCATGGTTAAAGATTTATAAGAAAAGTCCAGATGCGGCGGAAGCACATCCTAAACACAAAGAGTTTTTAGATTACTATCAGTCACAAGAAAAAGAAGGTAATGCATTTACAATGGCACTTAAAAAAGCCAAAGACGATGACGAAGACGAAATGGAAGTAGACGGCAAAAAGATACCAGTTACTGAATTTGTTCTTTCATTGTTTGATAGAGAAACAGGACAGTTTCCAAAGGGCGAAACAGCAGTGCTAACAGCAGTAGAAAAAGATTACGGTGAAGAATATATAAACAATGCAAAAGACTTTATTGAAGCAATTAAGCACAAGTTTGAAGATTTTCAAATGAGACAAGAAGCAAGTGCAGAGCATGATGCAGAAATGGCTCAAATGAGAGAATTAGCTGGGTTAACTAATTAAAATATAGGAGAGAACAAATGGCAGTAATACCATCAACAGAAAGACGTTCGTATGCTACGGGCGGAGATAAAACAACAGTAGGCACTATGTTTTCACCAAATGCATTTTGCTATAAACTAACTGTAGAGAACGCATCTAACACAGCAATTGACTTAAGAGCAGAAGATGATGCATATAACGAAGTAGTTGCACAGATTATAAGAGAAATCAGCCCACTTGCATATTTTGTAGTAAATGATAATAGTGGTGTTATACACTTAGTAATGGATAAAAATATCAATAGTGCATCAGAGTTACAAGCACGTATTAGAACTATTGGTAAAGATAGCGGTGCAACAACAACATCAATCGGACCAAACGACATCGATATCAGCGGTTCGGACGTGGTCGCAGCTTCAAGCATTACTGTAGCATAATAAAAGTAAAATTATTTCAAGATCTTAGCAGATTTCACTTGACTTCTGCTAAATATTATTGTATAGTACATAATGTGCTATATGATATTAAAGGCACAATGCAATAGGCAATATATAAGGAGGCAAAACTATGGCATCATTAGCTGAAATAAGAGCAAAACTAAAAGAGCAAGAATCACGCACAAGCGGTGGTTCAAGCGGCGGCGACAACGCAATTTTCCCATTTTGGAATATGAAAGAAGGAGAGACAAGTACTCTACGCTTCTTACCTGATGGCGATGAGTCAAACACTTTCTTTTGGAAAGAACGTTTGATGATTAAACTTCCATTTGCAGGAATCAAAGGTGAAACTGATTCACGTCCTGTACAGGTACAAATTCCATGTATGGAAATGTATGGTGAAACATGCGATATCTTAAATGAGGTACGCGGTTGGTTTAAAGATCCAAGTCTTGAAGACATGGGTCGTAAGTATTGGAAAAAACGTTCATACGTATTCCAAGGCTTTGTAGCTGATACACCATTACAAGAAGATAGAACTCCGGAAAATCCAATCCGTAGATTTATCATTGGTCCACAAATTTTCCAAATTATCAAAGCGGCATTAATGGATCCAGACATGGAAGAACTGCCAACAGATTATACTGCTGGTGTAGACTTCCGTCTTGCAAAAACAACCAAAGGTGGTTATGCAGACTACTCAACATCAAACTGGGCACGTAGAGAGCGTCCACTTGGTGATGCAGAGATGCAAGCAGTTAACACAAACGGATTGTTTAACTTGGGAGACTTTTTACCTAAGAAACCTACTGATGTAGAGATTAAGGTAATGAAAGAAATGTTTGAAGCATCTGTTGATGGCGAGGCTTATGATGCTGATCGTTTTGGTCAGTATTTCCGCCCTGCGGGAATGGCAGCACGTACAGGTGATCCAAATGTATCATCTTCAAACGGTACTGCAACTTCA